CTCATAGCCAGTCAGAGGGTCGGCAAGCTCGCGCCGAAGCCCAAACTCACTCATGAGAGCAAGGCTTGGGCGCGCAGGGTTGCTGACGAATATTTCGAGAAAAACTGGGTCCCTAATTACAAGGCGGACCCGATGCTCTACAATTCGGTCATTGAGAAGGCCCTCAGAGCTTCTGCTCAGAGGAACTACAACGGCAGAAGGAAAGCGGCTCTCGAAAAGGATCCGGCCGGAAAGTGGAGACTCGTCGCCAGCAACAAGCCTATAGCAAAGTTCAAGGAGAAACCCTCAATAGAAAAACGTGGCCAGTTGCTGCTGCAGTCGCCACCTGCAATAAACCAGGAATATATAGGGTTTATGCGGTGGCACGGCAGGTTGATGAAAGACTCCGTTCAAGAGCATTTCTTCATGGACGACTACGAGGACACTAGGGACTTCCGAATCCGCATGACCAAGGCCATTCAAAAGTTGCCAGACTCGGCAAAATATGGCATTTTCGATCTCCAGGAATGTGACTCCCAACAAGGGCAGGTCACCCTTGAGATCGAGAAGCGTTTCGCCGAGAGACTCCATGGCTATCTGCCCAACATTCCGGACTATTATGAAATAAGGGGCAGTTTGCCCTACATAATGTTCGGTGTGTTTAAAGGCAGGACCAACGGTGAGAAGGGTTCAGGTTTTCTTGACACAAAGTCCGGCAATACGACACTTTCCGGGGCTCTCACGGACTATGTCTTCACTGGCACGGGGCCGAGGGTCAAAGCCGGAAAAGGCGACGATGGCCTAATTGTCCAATCTGGTCTCAAGGTTGACGAATACAAGGTCAAGGAAGTCGCCACCTACACCGGCGTCAAAATCAAGGCTGATGTTGGCGTGGGCGGCGAATTCATTGGCACTGTCGTCACGAGGAATGGCATGTTTCCCAACCTAAAGAAAACGGCCCTCAAATTCATAGCCAACAGGACCAGGGACTACAAGCACTTCGCAGCTCAACAAGCCGCCTTGAGAGACACCATAGAGGAAATCCTTGAGGCTGGCTTGGAGCAAACCATAGCATACAGTGCCACAGCCACCAAGGAGAGTCCCAATTACCTCCAGGCGTGTATTTGTTTCATAAATAGCGTGGCCCATATCTCTTTGGAGCAGTGGTTGGGGACCACCCGCAAGAGGAAAGAAACTAAATTCTTCCTCAATTCCGCGGCTGGCCCCGTTCTCATCTGAATGCTTTGGCGGGCATTGGCGGGCATGCGAACTCACCGTCATGCCATAGGGCAATCATCCCAATGTCTGCCAGCATATCAGTCGCTGAACTGAAGAGATTGCAATCTATAGCCAACAAATACTCCAAGTTACCGGAAAGATCTGTCTCATGGCTCGACGAGGAAAGAGAGGTGGAGGTCGTGGAAACCTCGCCAGAGACGTCGCCGCTCTTACCCGAGCCGTCGCGGGTCTCACCGCAGCAGCTGCTTCAACAAACGCTCCTGCTCATGGCAGCAAACGTGGTGGTCGTGGCGGTCGCGGGAATTCTTCTAGGGGGCGCCCTCGCTCTGGCGCTAGAACTCCCATTCCTAAAGGGGTGGGCAGCGGGCACTCTGGTGTCGCTGGGCTTGGCGACCCTACAGTTCGTAGGGTTCTGACCTTCGACTACGAGATGAGTTACAAGGCCCAGGTCGCTAATTACCGCAACCTCTGCTGCCTCCAAGATCTGGCGGTTTTTGAGGCCAGGCAGGGCAATTTCTCTGATATCAAAATAACTTCCGTATCCTTAATAGCCAACAAACCGATGTTTGGCACTTCCGTTGGCACCTTTTCATTCATGTTGCTCAAGAACAAAGAGACTGCCGGGACGGTTCCCACGTCTTTGGCTGTCTCCCAGCACAAGGACGCGAAGACTTATCGCTTTGACAACGTGCCAGACACGGTCAAGCTCAACGTTCCTAGTCTTTGGTCGAAATCTTTCGAATCCGACGACAAGGACACTTGGCCCGTTGTCTTGGTCGCAGTCCTCATCAAACGAGTCGATAAGAACCTCATCGCAACCGATGTTCTGGGAGATCTTGTCTGCCGCTTCACTATCAGCGTTTCGCAGACTCTCGATTGACATGGTCGCCAACCGGTCAAGTTTCGGTTTTCCCTTCTTTTCTTACATAGCTGAAATCCTAAGCTTAAAATTGGATCCCTCGGAGGGGGTAAACTCTAGCCGCAAGCGTAGGCTACTATCGCACCAGCTCCCAAAGGGATAAGTCTGGTTTCTTCGCACATTGTCCTCGTGAGTTTTGGACAAATGTAATGGTTTTGCTGAGTTTTTCCAACTGGCGAAGAG